CTTTTCTTTTAAACTTTTAAACTGTCTATAAAAGAGGGCAATCCCTCTACATTTTAACATGCCTCCTACTCCTAAAAAAGCATACTGCTTTACTCTAAATAACTATACTGAAGATGAATACGCAAGTATCAAGGGAGTTTGCCAATCTGAGTCGGTCTATGCAATCGTTGGCCGCGAGGTTGGAGAATCAGGAACTCCACATCTCCAGGGATATATCAGATTTAAGAAATCATATCGTTTCCATACAATCAAGGATCGACTGCTCCCTCGATGTCATATCGAAGTCGCAGCAGGTTCTCCATCAAGTAATAGAGTCTATTGCTCCAAAGATGGAAACTTTGAAGAGTTTGGAGACCTCCCTCAATCAAGTGAAGGCGGATCTACTAGAGATGAAATCGCAAGATCTTTCGTTACCGCCTTGGAATCCAGAAGACCTGGGCTTCTTGAATTCGCTGAGTCCAATCCCGGAAGTTGGTACTATTCCGGACATAACTTGTTACGAAACTGGACAGTGCTACAGCAGCCAATCGCTAGAGAAGGTGTTTCCGTACAGTGGTTTTGGGGAGAACCCGGAACCGGGAAGAGTAGGAGAGCTCATGAAGAACTACCAAATGCATACATCAAAGAACCCAGGACCAAGTGGTGGCAAGGCTACCTTCTAGAAGAAGAGGTCATCATAGACGATTTTGGACCCCAAGGGATAGACATCAATCACCTACTACGTTGGTTTGACCGCTACAAGTGTTTGGTGGAAACTAAGGGGGGAATGCTTCCTTTGTACGCTACTAAGTTTATTGTAACTAGTAATTTTAGCCCAACCCAATGTTTCTCTTGGGCTGGTGAATGTAATGTCCAATTACCTGCCTTGAGCAGAAGAATAACAGAAGTACACTTTGAATACATTAAAAAAATTAAAAATAAAAAAAACATTAAAAAAATAAATATCTGACCCCCCCACCAATCACAGCCCGGTGTAGGCTGAGCACCGGGCGGCCCCCCGCCCGGTGCGTAAGCCGATCGTCCCTCCGAAGGGAGATATAATCTCACCCCGCCTATAAATACCTTAGCATACTGAGGCCGGTGATGTTAACTGGATCCGGACGATTAATTATCTATGGCTTTTCGTAAACGTAAATACTTAGGAGCTACCTCTGGTAGATCTGTGTTTAAACGTAGACGTACACAATATGGACGGAGACGTCGTGGTGCACGTGGTTCTAGAACCAAGTCATCAACGTTTCAAAATTCATATGGTTTTGGACTTAACTATAAAAGTAGAATGTTAAAGAGATCTACATGGCGTAGAAAGTTATGGAATGATACTTTAGCTAAAACTCATTATAGGTCCTCTGGTAATGGTGTTAGTACGCAGACTACGGGTACAATTCAAGGTGTTGGTAACGTTGCAGTATACTATCCTACATTTATTGGTACTCCTGGTCCTACTACTGCTTTTTGGACTTCCACTGGTGGTTTGCAACCCCCTGATCTTGGTGCCACTAATCCGACATTTAGTGTTGGTGATATCACTATTCGTGGTGGTAGAGTTGGTATTGTGATTACTGTTCCAGATGCTGTTACTGATGAAATAGGTGTTTGTGTCTGGGTTGTTAAAGGCAAGGAAGACCCTAATCAAGGAAATATTCCTGCTGCCATTGCTTATGGTAGTATGATAGATGCTGGTCCTGAATTTAATACTAGGGTTGGTAAAGTTTTGTATACAAAGACTGCTATATTGAATAATACTAGCCCATCTTTTAGTATTGAACACCGGCTTAGGGTAGAGAAGATTGATCAAGAAATTTATGCTACTGAATTAGGTCGTAATGTAATGTTTATCGTGGCCTGTTCTAATCTGACTGACACGTCAGATAACACGATTAACGTGTTAGGTTATCATGATTTGTCATTTAGTGCAGACGCCGCAACATAAGACTTTGTAATGTAATATGTAAGCAATGACGTTTTGATATTAATAAAATAATGTTTACCAAGTTTATACGCAATCTAAAAGCGGAGTTAGTATTACCTCCGCTTTTCTTTTAAACTTTTAAACTGTCTATAAAAGAGGGCAATCCCTCTACATTTTAACATGCCTCCTACTCCTAAAAAAGCATACTGCTTTACTCTAAATAACTATACTGAAGATGAATAC